GTCGTTGATGGTGCCGTTCGATACGGGCGATCTGCAGGCATCTGGATCTCTACAGATTGGTGAGCACGATGACGCGACCGACATCGGCGCCATGGGGCGCAAGGTTGGTCGAGGTCTTCGTGACGGAGAGCTGGCGGTTGGTGCTGGTGAAGGCTTCGGTAGCAGCCTCGGCATGCTGTCGCAGATGTCGGCGTCGTCGATCGAGCGTAAGCCGATCAAGACTTACAACATCGTCTATACGGACGGCAAGGCGTGGTTTGTTCACGAATACGAACAGGACTACAAGCAGGCCGGTGAACCGACAACCTCACACCCTGGCTCCATGACGGTGCCCGACAGCGAGGGGCGCCGGCGCGGCACGAAATATCTGGAACGCGCCGTCAACGAAGTGGCGCCCAGCTACCCGGACTGGGTGGCCAAGGAAATCGAAGCTACGCTGGCGTCGTTGAAACCGCCTCCGGCTCCACCCAAGCCTACGTTCGATGCTCGTCCGCGTCTGGTCAAGAAGGTGAAGTGATGGCGTCCCTTGCTGCACTGATCATGACGAAACTGGCCGCTGACGTGCCCGCTATCGTCAACACGGACGCGGGTCGCAACATTTTCAAGACCAAGTGGCCTAACCTGCCGCACACAGCTGTCAAGGTCGACACTAACCCAGGAAAGGGGTTTCATCGCGTCATGCGGGGCGGCGGGTCCGGTATTGCAGCCGAGAATCATGCGCTGCAAGTCATGTGGCGGGCATTCGACCTGGAGGATGGCGATGCGTTGGGCAAGCTGATCTTCGCGTCGTTGGACAACTTCGTTGGCACCATTAGTGGTGTGCGCTTCTTGCACATTGTGGCCAATCATCCGCCGGCTCCCCTTGGGGAAGACGAGTCACGTCGCATGATGTGGTCAGTCAACTTCGACGTAAAGAAGGAAGTCGGCTAATGAATCGGGAGCTTACACTGGATGTCATTCGGGCTCAGCTGGCCATGGCGAAAAATGCTTTGGCGACAGCCAGCATCTGTATCGCCACGGTCGAGCGTATTCTGGCTCACCAGGTGCCGGATACGCCCGATCCCAAAGACGAACCAGCCGATGAAGAAGAAAGTAACGAGGGAACCGAAAATTCTGCCCTCGTAACTCCGGAAACGTGCGATCACCCTCGTCAGTGTCGCATGTCAGCCAAGGTGATGGGGAAGCCAAATCGCTGGCTCTGCACGCGGTGCGGCGGTAACTTCGACGAGTAGAGGAGACGGTCAATGTCAAAGCTTCGTTCGTATCGCAACGTGTCGGCTGTTCCACTGGAGATCTGCGAGGTCGGCAAGCCGATCAAGCACCGGGTGCGAGTCGAGCCCGGAGAGATCTCCCCGCTGGTTCGAGTCTCGGATGCCTGGCATCGCTACATCACGGAGACGACCGGGTTCGCCCAGCTCATGGACGAGCAGGAAGTTCAGGACGACGTGCCCGAAGGCTACGTCGAGACGACGGGTGTCGGCGACGTGCGGCGCCGGTTCCGTCCGATGAACGCGGTCGAGCGTGAGGCGGCGGGCCTTGCACCGCTGCCGTCGACGAAGACCGAACCGCTGCCCGCCGTGGTGGTCAAGCCCTCGAACGCCGTGCGTGGGCCGGCCACGCCAACTCCGCCTGCTCCCCCGGCGCCGACGCCTGCCCCGGCAGCCGCTCCCGCGTCTCCGGCCGGCAACGACACCGTGGTCGTCAAGAAGTAGGAGGTAAGCAATGGCGACTGAAGTCCTGACGAATTGCAAAATTCTTCTGGGTGGCTACAACCTGTCCGGGTATCACAACGGTCTCGAGATCACGCATGGTGCGGAGATGCTCGATGACACGGTATTCGGAACGTCAGGGACGAGGTCGGCCAAGCCGGGTCTCAAGAACTTCGAGGCCAACGGAAACGTCTTCTTCGACACAACCCTTGACGGAGTGATCTACGACCGTATCGGCGCGGTTCGAGAAGTGATGTCGTATGCCATGGTCGGCGAAGCCCATGGCGATGTCACGTTCTTCATTCGAGGCATCAACGGCACTTACAATCCGTTGTCGGGTGAAGTCGGCGCGCTTCTGCAGTCGGAGTTCACGGCGCGTAGCTCGAACGCACCGCTGGTGCGTGGACGCCTGTTCGTGCCCGATGGCACGCCCATTACCACCGGCAGTGCCACGGCACTGCAGTTGGGCGCTGTCAGCGCAACGCAGCGTGTGTATTGCGCGATCCATGTCACCAGCGTTTCGGGTGGCGGATCGGCGACGTTCACGCTGCAGAGCGACAACGCGGTCGGATTCCCCTCGGGCACGACCCAGGCGACCAGCACGGCGTTCACCGCCATCGGGGCACAGTGGTTGGAAGTCTTGGGGCCAATCACGGACGACTGGTGGAGAGTCGGTTACACCATTTCAGGAACGGTCACGGCTTTCGTGTCCGTGGGCATCATCTAGGAAGGAGACGTTTCAATGGCTACGCTCGTCTACACGGATGCGACCATCGTGGTCAACTCGATCGACCTGTCGGACCACTGCCGATCGCTGACCCTCAACTACGAGGCCGAGATGCTCGACGATACCGTCATGGGCACCAGCGGCACGCGCTCGGCGAAGCCGGGTCTGAAGAACTGGAGTCTCGAGGTCGAGTTCCTTCAGGATTTCGACGCCGCCAACGTCGATGCCACGCTGTTTCCGCTGGTGGGGGCCGACTCGTTCCCCGTCGCGGTCAAGCCCACGTCGGGCGCTATCGCTGCGACCAACCCCGAATACTCGGGGAATGCGGTGCTCGAGAGCTACACCCCGATCCAGGGCGAAGTGGGCACGCTGGCGACCACGCCGGCGACGTTCCGCGCGGGCGGCGGCGCGGCGAACGTTCTGGTGCGCGACACGACGCCTTAGTTCGCGCCTAAGGCACTTTCGATGTCCGGGTCGGGGGTTGGGCCACCCCGGCCCGGATTTTCACTGTAAGGTCCAAAGAAAGCGACGAAGGTAATGGCAATCACCTCGACCCCGTTCAAGATGTTCGAGCCGTTCGATCCCAAGGGCACCAAGCGCAGCTTGCGCTTCGATGTCAATGCGCTCGCCGACTTCGAACAGGAATCCGGCATGGGCGTCTCCCAGCTGATGGCCACCAAGGCTGTCTGGGCCGCCACGCGCGCCCTGCTGTGGGCCGGTCTGAAACACGAAGAGCCTGGACTGACGATGGATCGCGTTGGCGATCTGATGGGCCGGTTCGTCAAGTCTGGCAACAACGTCAACGAACTTCTGGTCGAGGCGCTCGCCGCATGTCAGGAGCAGGGTGCGTTCGGTGCGCCCGACGAGGAAGCGGCGGGAAAGCTCCGAGGCGCTCGCGACCGCTTCATCGCGCTGGCGTCGGCACCCGACAGCGAAGCAACCTCCGACGATCTGTCGGTGTTGGACGTTACGCCGACGAAACCCAACTGACCTGGACGCAGTGGGTCAAGAAAATCAAGCCCATTGCGTATGGCGCGCTAGAGTTGAAGCCGTGGGAGTTACCGTTCCTGACTCCTGGGGAGATCAACGAACTGATCGACGGGTATGAGTGGCGGTTGAATCGGCAGATGGAACGCGAAGCAAAGTGGGTCTGCGCGATCATCAACGGCACGGGGCGGCTGAAGCAGGCAGTGCGTCCGGAGCGTTTGTTGGGTCGGCCGTTGGGGCCGCAAAACGACGCACTGGCGCGTGGTGAACGTCCGAGCAAGAAGTAGGGGACACCAGTATGGCCACCATCGGCCAGTTGCTTGTCAGTGTAGGCGTCAACGCATCCGGCGTGGCGGCCGGGTTGCGAGAAGCCGAGACGAATATCGAGCGCTTCGGCACCCGATTGTTCTTTCTTGGCTCTCGCATCAGTGCTGGTGTTACGATTCCGCTCGGTATTGCCATGGGGGCGGTCGCGAAGTTTGGCCTTGAATTCGACAAGGCTATGACCGAGTCGACCGCCATCATGGGCGACATGAGCGCCAGCCTCCGTCGTCAGATGGAGGACGTTGCGCTCTCGATTTCCAAGACGACAAAGTTCTCGGCAAAAGAAGCCGCGGAGGCCTATTACGATTTGGCGTCGGCGGGCTTCTCTGCAAAGGACTCGATGGCATCGTTGGGCACCGTCGCCACGTTCGCCCAGGCCGGTGTCATCGATTTGTCCAAGGCCGGCGAATACCTGGCCACGACGGTGCAGGGTGTTGGCCTGAAGATGTTGGGCGTGACCGATAACGTGGCTGGCCTCCAGAAGATGTCGGACCTTCTGGTGACGGCCAACAACGCGGCCGTCGGCACGACCGAGGATTTCGCAAAGGCGCTGATCAATACCAAGGGTGCGCTTCGCGCCTACAACGTCACGGCCGAACAGGGGTTGGCCGCCCTGATGGCCTTTGCGCAGGGCGGCATCACGGGTGCCAAGGCCGGCACGCAGTTGCTGATGGTCCTTCGCGACATGCAGACCGTCAGCATTCGTCACGCCGAGAATTGGAAGAAGCAGGGGCTCGCCGTCTACGAGACGAATGGCGCCATGCGGGATCTGGGAGCTATTATCCGAGATCTCGAGAACAAAATGGCTGACATGTCCGTCCAGCAGCGGCGCGTGTTGTTGAATCTGTTGGGTTTCCCTGATCGTTCCAAGCAGGCCACGATGGCACTGCTGGGATTCGGCAACGAGATGGAGCGGTTCAACAAGCTCCTCGATCATGCGGCTGGCGCTTCCATGGACGTGGCGGCAAAGCAGATGGGCGCCATGTCGAACCAGCTACTGTCGTTGCGGCACCAGTTTGAAGCCTTGGTCATTCAGTTGGGCCGTGAGCTGGTTCCGGTCGTCAACGATTACCTGATTCCTGCCCTGAAGAAGGGCATTGAGATTTTTGGCTCGTTCGTCCGATGGTTCGGCACACTGTCCACCGAAGTCAAGGCGGCCATGGTCGTCGTGGTAGGTTTCGGGGCAGCATTGGGGCCAGCCATTGCCATCACTGGGTCCTGGATGCTGGCGCTCCGGGGGCTCAGTGGCATCTTCTCCGGATTGTTGGGCACCGTCGGTCTGGCAACGAAGGCCATTCACTCGATGAGTGCCGCATCGGCCCAGTCCGCGATTGCCAGTCAGGCTGCCGCCGCTGCCGCTGCCGCACAGGCCGCCGCAGTGCAGGCGACGTTTGCCAAGTCCGCCGTATCCGCCTCGTCGCCGTTGGCGGCAGCGGCCCAGGCGAATGCGGCGTTCAAGACATCGCTGCAGACGGTTGCCCCCGTCGCTGCAACAGCCGCAACATCCATCGCCGCCACAGGGACCGCTGCGACGACCGCCGCCGGGGGCGTCACGTTGCTGAGCCGTGCGGTGACGTTCATGCTGGGGCCGTGGGGGCTGGCGATCGGGGCAGTTACGGCACTGGGTATCGCGCTGTATCAGATGTATACGGCCGAGTCGAAGCTCGCCTCCCAGTTGAGCAGCGAGGGACGGGAGACGTTCGAAAAGCGCACACGACAGCTGGAAACCGCCGTCGCCATGTATGAGGCGATGAATGGTCAGACCAAGCGCACGCAGGCGGAACAGATGGCGCTGGACGCCTCTACCCGCATGCTGGCTGACGCATCAAGCCTCAGTTCAAAGGCATTCAAGGAAGAAGAAGAGCGGTCAAAGTCGCTCACCAATGAACTGAAGAATCAGGCCGTAGAGCGTCGGAAACTACTGACGTTCATGCGCGAACAGCGCTTGGCAGAAGTTGCGGCGGCCGAAGCAGAGCTTCAGGCGATTCAGGCTCGCATCGATGAGGTCATGGCGGGGCGAGCCAAGCGGATTGAAGTGGGGCCGGGCGGGTTGTCCACGTTGGTTCCGTTCTCTGTAGAGGAACGTAGCCAGTCGTTGATTGCGCTGAATAACCACCTTGAAGAGGCCACACGTCGTTTCAACGAACTGAAAAGGGCCGCTGGCTTCCGTGGCGATGACATCAAGCTTGGGCCGGACCCTGCAGTAAGACCTCCGGCGACACCGACTCCGGGCATGCCTACGTCGCCCAAGGAGAAGATTGAGCTCCTCGACAAGTTCAAGAAGGAGCTTGCACAGCTTGACGAGGCCTTGAAAATCAATTTCGCTGCCGGCAACACGGGCGGCGAACGACTGATGTTGATGTTCGAGGAATACGGCTCCAAGGTTGAGGACGCCGCCCGTCGCACCAAAATCTGGGGGTTGGCTACCTCCGATGTCTTCCAGGCCTATGAGCTCGGGTTCCGAGTCATCAAGGAAGACAAGGCGATGGAAAAAATCTGGGAAGACATCCAGAAGCTCTCCCAGGTGTCGGACGAGCCGTTGAAGAAGCTCTTCGAGGAATTCGCCAAGGTCGATGAAGAGCGTGAGAAGATGATGCAGAAGGCCATGGACTTTGAGTTCCGTCTGAACTCTCAGTTCATGACCGCATCGGATGCGCGCATCGCCCAAATCGAAAAGGAACGTCAGAAAGAGCTGGATGCGGCCGAAACGAAGTATTCGGCCAATGCCGAGATGCGCGACCGCGTTCGTGCGGCCATCAATGCTTTCTACGATTTCGAGACCAAGAAAGCGAAGGGCACCGCCGATGCGATTGTCCAGCGGATGAAGGACGCCGGTGTTCAGACCGCCAAGGCTATGGATGAAGCCGCTGCTGACATGAAGCGCGACTTCAACCAGATGCGAGAGACCGGCCAATATACGGCTAACACATTGTGGCAGGCGTTCAAGAAGTGGTTCGACCAGATGAACGCCAGCAATCCGTTCGTTCAGGTCAACTCCCAGTTGAGTGAGCTGTCCAGCGCATTCTCCAACCTGTCGCAAGTGGCTGGTGATTCGTTTGGCGGCTTTGCCAAGTCCGTTGGCGAGATTATCTCGGGCATGTCGCTGATGGGCACGGCGGCAAACCGAGTTGTCGAAAACTTGGTCCGTATGGACAAAGGTTTCGAGTCTCTAAAGAACAACGCCAAGGGCGCCGGCGGCGAAATTGCAGCCAGCTTTATCGGGCTGGCCAGCGGATTGATCAGCGGCATCAGCGGCATGATGCAGGCCACGGGCGGCGCCTCCCTGGGCAAGAACATGCTGGGCGGCGCGTTGTCCGGCGCCATGATGGGCGGCACCGTCGCCTACGGCGCTGCTATGGCCGCCGGCATGGCCAAGGGCGCAGCCATGGCGGGCGTGTGGGGCGCCGTAGCGGGCGCCATCGTCGGAATCATCGTCGCCGTGTTCCGAGGACGCGAGACGCGCAGCATCATGAAGCGCGTCGGCCACGAATGGGGCCAGGACATTTCCCAGGGATTGGCCGAGGGCATTAAGGCCATGATGCGGGATGAGAACCTGTCTCGCACGGCCGCGACCTTGATGAACATGGACAAGATCATCGAGGAGGCCGGTGGTCTGAACGAGCTGAACTTCGACAAGTTCATCGGTAAGCTTCGTGACGTGTTCGTCGAATTGGAGACGGGCGGCCTGACCGCGGCACAAGCCACGCACGTGTTGAACGAGAACTTCCAGACGTTTGCTAACGTCATCGTCAACTCTGGGCGTGTGGCAACCAAGGAATTTGCCGAAATCCTCAAGTTGGTCCGCGAGACTGGCTTGGAAGTTGCCGCCATCACGGAATTCATCGCCGCCCAGACCGAGCGGTTTGGCGGAGCCATGGCGACTGTGGCCGGCGCTGCAGGCGAGAAATATGCGGGCCTTGCCGACGAAATTAAGGGCGCCCAGGATGCCCTGAAAGAGCTCGACAAGCAGCGTCTCGAGGCCATGGGCGGTAAGTCCGAGGGCGACCTCGGCGTCGAGGATCAGCAGAAACTGGCCGACATCGACAAGGAGCGTGCCGAACTTCAGGCCAAGTTGGCCGAGCTTCAGAAGAAACAGACCGAGGGCGCCGCCGCCATGCGTGGTGAGATGGAGCGTATTGGCCTGATTACGATGGCCGGTTTCAACGCCTCGATGGAGAACGGCGTCGGTGTCATTCAGGCGTTTAGTTCAATCCAGCCGGCCGTTCAGGCATTGAAGCAGGCGTATACCGACCTTGGACTCGAGGCCGACAACGCCGCCATCAAGCAGCTGTTCCTGATCGACGAGCTCATGACCAAGCAGCCGGCGCTGGTCAATGGCGTGGGCGCCATGGGCGAGGCGATGCTGGCGCTGTCGAACATCGGCGGTTTGAATGCCGAAACGTTCGCGCTGATGCAGGAACAGGGCATGGCGATGTATGACCGGCTGCAGGCCGAGGCGCAGGCCCTCGGCATCGATCAGTCGTTCGCCGTCAAGGCAATGATTCCGTTCTTGGAAGCAGTGCTGTCCGCGAACGAGGAATACGGCTTCGTTATCGACGAGAACACGCAGAAGCTTATCAACCAGGCACGGGAGATGGGCCTGCTCAAGGAAAAGGAGTTGTCCACCAACGACATCCTCATGGAAGGGTTCTCGGCGATCATCGAAGCCTTGGGCGGCGAAATTCCGCAGGCATGGAGGGACATGGCGGAGGAGGCCAAGAACTCCATGGACGATGTGCGGGGCAAAGCCGAGGATGTGTTCGAGGACTTCCCGCAGCCGCCGCCCATTGTCATCGACTGGGAATGGGGCGACCGTCCGCCCTGGGACGAGGATTACGATCCGCCGTCGCGCCCGCCGAACACGAACAACGGCCCCGATGTGCCCGAGATGGCCGAGGGCGGCGTCGTGCGTCGTCGCACGTTGGCCTACATCGGGGAGCGCGGTCCCGAGGCCGTTATTCCGCTGTCGTCGGGGCTTGATTTCGGGGACCGGGAACCCATCGTTACGAACGTTTACTTGGATGGCCGTAAGGTGTCGCTAAGCAATGCGCGGCACATGCCGGGGGTATTGCGCGTGCGGGGCATCAACACGCGGTGAAGGACCATGGATTCACTGTATATCAATGGCGTAGAACGCACCAACTACGTTCGGATTGGAACACCAGATTTCGATTTCCAACTGAACACACGCGCAATCTTCAGCATGGAGTTCCTGGACACCAGCGGATTGGTGCGCCCTGACCTCGACGATGAGGTCATTTACACCACAAACGAGCGCACGCTGACGGTCAGCATCGGCGCCGGCAACGTCGTCGTTACCGCCAGTGTGGGCACGTTCACAGCCGACGACGAGGGCCGCGCCATCGTCATTCCTGGTGCGGGAACGGCAGGGGCCGATCACCATGCCAAGATTCTGACGTTCATGTCAGGGTCTCAAGTCGAGATTGAGATTGCCGCCGTCACCACCGTGGCCAGCGCGTCCGCACGTGTCGGTGACCGCAAGTTTTGCGGCATGATCGTCGACTACGACGAGCAGCCGTTCTTTGCTGACGACGGCATTCTGATGCGCATCGACTGCGCGGATTACAACGCCGCCGCAGAAGAAGTGCTAATCAACGGCATCAGCAGTGCCGGCGCCGGCACGTTGCGCGACCACGTGGACTGGTCTCTCACCAGTGGGCTAGACTCCCAGTATGGGATTGTCCGCGATCCGGCGATGGCCGCCGGGCCGACGTTGGGCGTGCTGGGCTATGCGTTCAAGTATATCATGGAGGTCTGGAAAGACCTCTCGCTGAAGTCCGGGTGGGTCTTCGTCATCGATCAGTTCAAGGTGGTCCGGTGGATTGAGCCTGGCACCTGGCTGGCCCCCTTCGACTTGGATAGCTCGTATCCGCTGGCGGACACGGTAAAGATTAACAAGACCTACAACCAGTATCGCAACTCCCAGTGGGTGTGGTATGGCGGTAGTGGGCAATTCGAGTATACCGACACCGCCACAGGCGACGGCTCCACGGCACGTTGGACACTGACAGGAGCGCCGGTCGGTGGCGTCATCTCACGCGGCTACATCACCGTTACGATCAGCGGTGCCACCTACGACTTGCCCGTCGGACGCGAAGGTGTCGATGCGCTGGAGTGGACGTATAATCCGCTGACGAACGAGCTGGTTCGGTCCAGCGCATTGGGCAGTGGCGACTCCTGGTCGTTGATCTATCTGACCCAGGGACCGTTGGTCGTCAATCGCACTGATCCGGCCGGTATCACCGCGCACCGCCTTCGCACCAAGATCACGCAGGTCGACAGCATTACGAACGCCGCCGACGCCGAGGCGCACGCCGACGATTTGCTTCGACGGTATTCGCGGACGCCGCGCGTTCTTACGTTTGACACCTACGATGACCGGCTGCGGCCGGGTATGACCATCACGGTCAACTTGCCAAATCGAGGCATTTCAAGTATCGATTTCCTGATCGATTCGATGGCCACGCGCGATGACGAATCTGGCCAGGAGAACGACCACTTGATCTACTCGGTCCACGCCATTGAGGGAGAAGAATTCTTCAATTTGTGGATCGAGTTCTACCGCGATCAGGCCGGCGGCTCCCTTGGCACCACGACAGGATCGCCCGCGCCGGCACCGACGCCGCCTGGCTTGGGCACGGGTTTTCCGGTTGTCACGGGCTGGTTGTCGCGTGTGACGAGTTCGGTCTCGAACTATACGATCACGTTCCCGCCGCACAACCCTGGCGACCGTCTGATGGTCTTCATCGGGCACAGCAGCCACAATGACCTGTCAATCAATGCTGCCGGCTCCTCCAGTGGATGGGTCCAGGTCTTCCAGGACGACGTAGCACTGTCGTTGCCGACAGTGGCGCTGTTTTCGAAGATTGCTGTCAGCTCGAACGAACAGCTGGTCATCACCAATGCTACGTCGAACATTGCGCATTGGATTGCGCTGGTCTTGACGAATGCAGCCGAAGTGGAAGCGTCGGCTGAGGTCGTGCTGAATCCACAGAACACGAACATCGACCCTCCAAGCCTGGCCATGTCGCGCGGGTTCGACAATCACTTGTGGATGGTTGTTATGATGCAGACCGGCGGTGTCGGGCCAACGCCTGTGCCGCCGACGGGCTTTGGAAACACGATCCAGACGACGTTCAGCACGGGCAATACGCGCATCAACTTGGCACGTCGGGAAGAAGCCGCCGCATCGAAAGATCCTGCCGCGTGGTCGCACGGCAACGCGGTCGCCATTACGTTTACTGTGGGTGTAGCCCCCGCATACAGTGACCCCGTGACTCCCCCACTACATTCTGACGACTTCAACGGTGCCAATTCGCTCGCCACGGATGGCTACCAGAACATTAGCGGATCTGTATCGAAGGTCGCGGGCATTGGCCCCGATGGTTCACAGGCCGTTCGTTCCACCACAGATAATGGTGAGTATACGACGCCAACGCTGACGCCGGCGGGGCGCACGGGCGTTCTGACATTCGACTCGAAGACGTCTCGCAACGGTGTCTGGGCCTACGTGGCAGAGGTGCGACGGTCGTCGGCGTGGATCATCTCGATCTACCGCAACGACTCGACGATGACCAACGGTCTCGAAATCTACACCGGCGCGGGCGGATTCACGCCGATTGTCACGTCGAACAACTTCTGGAACGAGACCGGGTGGGGCGAAGTCGAGGTGCGGTGGCAGCTTTCCACCTACGACGGCGGCACGTTCACGTATAACACCGATGGCTACATCCAGGTGTATATGGACGGTGTGCTCGTCATCGATGAGCAGAACATCGATGTGAGCGACAACGTGGCATCTGGTCTCGAGGCGTGGGATCGCATCGTGTTCGCTCCGCAGGGCGACATGGACAACCTCAACGTGACTGATTAAAGGTGAACCATGAACGGCACACCCGTCACGTTCGAGTGGTTTACTGGTTGGATTCTTGAGGGCGGCCTCACTGCCGCATTGCTGACCGTTATCTGGTTGCTGCGGAAGGGGGAACTCCTCTGGAGACAGGAGTTTACCAACATGGAGAAGTATTACCAGGCCCGGTTGGATGACAAGGACAAGCGAATCGAAGGTCTGGTGGACGAGCGCAATCGGCTATTCGACATGGTGATCGGCGAACAGCAAAAGACGGCAAAGTCGCTGGACATCGCGTCGATTGCCATTGCCAAGAATACGCCGAGGTAGCGAAATGTGGAGACGACTCATGGCGTTCCTGGGACTCCGTCGGACGGAATACACGCCCGCCGAAGATCACGAGCGCGACATCGACACGTCGCCTCGCGATATTCGACACCTGGTAGTCAATGAGGGGGAGCTGGCCCAGCGGCTTCGTGATGTGGAACGCGCGTTTAAGATGGAGGCCGAGCTCATCGGGCGGCGTAGCGCAGCTGCACGTGGAAGCGGTGGTGACAGATGAACGATCCCTTGTCGTTCTGGCCTACTGCGTATGGGTGGGAGATACTGTTGCTGATCATGTCAACGACAGGTTTCATCTCCAGTGTTTGGGGCGTCATCAGTGCGTGGAACGACCGTCGAATTTTGAAGCAGTCGGGCGTGAACGGCGAGCGAGGGTATCTCGCATTTCAGAAGTTGTTTGAAGAAATCTCTCGATTTGTCGCATTGGGCACACTGACGTATGGCGGGGTGTTCGCGGTGTCAACGGCTCCGCCAGCGGCTCCACAGACTATCTTCGTGCTGAACGTCGTGGCGTTCATTCTGAACTTGAAAGCCTTGCAGGATAACCGCTATCGCCGCATGCTCCGCACGGGATACTGGAAAGGAGGTCGCCGGTGATCGACGGGCCGTCGCCCCATCTGACGTGGAAGGAATTGGCGTGCAAGGACGGCACGCCGTATCCCGTCAACTGGCGGGAGAATCGGGCTGTCGTTCTTGCACGAGAGTTCGAGGAGATTCGCCGTCTGTGCGGGGGAAAGCCTATCGTCGTGCTGTCGGCCTACCGCACGGTCGTCTACAATCGGAAGATCGGTGGCGCGAAATACAGTCAGCATATTCAGGGCCGTGCCCTGGATTTGCGGCCGCCGGCCGGCATGCCGGTGTCGGTCTTTCACCATCGCATTTTGCAGTATGCCAAGGCCGGGGAATCTAAACTTCGGGGGCTTGGACTATATGCGACGTTCGTGCATGTCGACATCCGGCCCACGCCTGGGCTGGTGCGATGGACCGGCGGTTCCCCAGTCGACTAGGTGGTAACATCGTTCCGGGGCGGATGGCCCGCCCATCGAGGAGAGGCAGCATGTCGAAGAAGCAGGTCGATTCGAAGAAGGCGAAGGCCAACACGTCCAGCAACTCCGGGAAGCTGGACCGGAAGGGTGACAACGATCTGGACATCGCGCGGGCACGCTCGCTGGACGGTGACACGTCCAACGACGATCCCAGCAAGGGGGTCCAGGATCTGGCCGACGAGGCCGGTGTCGAAGCCGATGGCGAGAACGATCGCGCGTCGGATGCCGGCGGGCCGGAAGGCAGCGAGGACGACGACGACGCCGCGACTCGCACGGCCGCGTCGGGCTACGCCAAGGCCAAGGAGGCCTACGAGGCAACGACGAAGCTCGAAGGCGGCCAGCACGAGGTGTTGACCCAGATCATTCCGCAGGGGGACGAGACGCTCCCGCCGTCGCGCAAGCACTACGGCATCGTGCGTCTTCGGACCGAGGATGGAGACGAGATGGAGTTCGGCGTCTCGTCTCCGGCGACGGCGCGGCACATCGCCAACGTCTTCAACGCCGTGGCCGACGAGATGTCACGCCGGATTCTGTAACGCGGTGGGCGTGTGCTCCGTAGCCGTGTCACGATGCACGTCCCAAGGCTGAAAGGTCAACAGCCTCGGAAACGGGACACCAGGGCCACTCCTCCCTGGGCATCGTACGATGCCCAGGGAGGAGTGGCCCTGGTGTCCCGTTTCCGAGGCTGTTGACCTTTCAGCCTTGGGACGTGCATCGTGACACGGCTACGGAGCACACGCCCACCGCGTTACAGAATCCGGCGTGACATCTCGTCGGCCACGGCGTTGAAGACGTTGGCGATGTGCCGCGCCGTCGCCGGAGACGAGACGCCGAACTCCATCTCGTCTCCATCCTCGGTCCGAAGACGCACGATGCCGTAGTGCTTGCGCGACGGCGGGAGCGTCTCGTCCCCCTGCGGAATGATCTGGGTCAACACCTCGTGCTGGCCGCCTTCGAGCTTCGTCGTTGCCTCGTAGGCCTCCTTGGCCTTGGCGTAGCCCGACGCGGCCGTGCGAGTCGCGGCGTCGTCGTCGTCCTCGCTGCCTTCCGGCCCGCCGGCATCCGACGCGCGATCGTTCTCGCCATCGGCTTCGACACCGGCCTCGTCGGCCAGATCCTGGACCCCCTTGCTGGGATCGTCGTTGGACGTGTCACCGTCCAGCGAGCGTGCCCGCGCGATGTCCAGATCGTTGTCACCCTTCCGGTCCAGCTTCCCGGAGTTGCTGGACGTGTTGGCCTTCGCCTTCTTCGAATCGACCTGCTTCTTCGACATGCTGCCTCTCCTCGATGGGCGGGCCATCCGCCCCGGAACGATGTTACCACCTAGTCGACTGGGGAACCGCCGGTCCATCGCACCAGCCCAGGCGTGGGCCGGATGTCGACATGCACGAACGTCGCATATAGTCCAAGCCCCCGAAGTTTAGATTCCCCGGCCTTGGCATACTGCAAAATGCGATGGTGAAAGACCGACACCGGCATGCCGGCCGGCGGCCGCAAATCCAGGGCACGGCCCTGAATATGCTGACTGTATTTCGCGCCACCGATCTTCCGATTGTAGACGACCGTGCGGTAGGCCGACAGCACGACGATAGGCTTTCCCCCGCACAGACGGCGAATCTCCTCGAACTCTCGTGCAAGAACGACAGCCCGATTCTCCCGCCAGTTGACGGGATACGGCGTGCCGTCCTTGCACGCCAATTCCTTCCACGTCAGATGGGGCGACGGCCCGTCGATCACCGGCGACCTCCTTTCCAGTATCCCGTGCGGAGCATGCGGCGATAGCGGTTATCCTGCAAGGCTTTCAAGTTCAGAATGAACGCCACGACGTTCAGCACGAAGATAGTCTGTGGAGCCGCTGGCGGAGCCGTTGACACCGCGAACACCCCGCCATACGTCAGTGTGCCCAATGCGACAAATCGAGAGATTTCTTCAAACAACTTCTGAAATGCGAGATACCCTCGCTCGCCGTTCACGCCCGACTGCTTCAAAATTCGACGGTCGTTCCACGCACTGATGACGCCCCAAACACTGGAGATGAAACCTGTCGTTGACATGATCAGCAACAGTATCTCCCACCCATACGCAGTAGGCCAGAACGACAAGGGATCGTTCATCTGTCACCACCGCTTCCACGTGCAGCTGCGCTACGCCGCCCGATGAGCTCGGCCTCCATCTTAAACGCGCGTTCCACATCACGAAGCCGCTGGGCCAGCTCCCCCTCATTGACTACCAGGTGTCGAATATCGCGAGGCGACGTGTCGATGTCGCGCTCGTGATCTTCGGCGGGCGTGTATTCCGTCCGACGGAGTCCCAGGAACGCCATGAGTCGTCTCCACATTTCGCTACCTCGGCGTATTCTTGGCAATGGCAATCGACGCGATGTCCAGCGACTTTGCCGTCTTTTGCTGTTCGCCGATCACCATGTCGAATAGCCGATTGCGCTCGTCCACCAGACCTTCGATTCGCTTGTCCTTGTCATCCAACCGGGCCTGGTAATACTTCTCCATGTTGGTAAACTCCTGTCTCCAGAGGAGTTCCCCCTTCCGCAGCAACCAGATAACGGTCAGCAATGCGGCAGTGAGGCCGCCCTCAAGAATCCAACCAGTAAACCACTCGAACGTGACGGGTGTGCCGTTCATGGTTCACCTTTAATCAGTCACGTTGAGGTTGTCCATGTCGCCCTGCGGAGCGAACACGATGCGATCCCACGCCTCGAGACCAGATGCCACGTTGTCGCTCACATCGATGTTCTGCTCATCGATGACGAGCACACCGTCCATATACACCTGGATGTAGCCATCGGTGTTATACGTGAACGTGCCGCCGTCGTAGGTGGAAAGCTGCCACCGCACCTCGACTTCGCCCCACCCGGTCTCGTTCCAGAAGTTGTTCGACGTGACAATCGGCGTGAATCCGCCCGCGCCGGTGTAGATTTCGAGACCGTTGGTCATCGTCGAGTCGTTGCGGTAGATCGAGATGATCCACGCCGACGACCGTCGCACCTCTGCCACGTAGGCCCAGACACCGTTGCGAGACGTCTTCGAGTCGAATGTCAGAACGCCCGTGCGCCCCGCCGGCGTCAGCGTTGGCGTCGTATACTCACCATTATCTGTGGTGGAACGAACGGCCTGTGAACCATCGGGGCCAATGCCCGCGACCTTCGATACAGATCCGCTAATGTTCTGGTAGCCATCCGTGGCGAGCGAATTGGCACCGTTGAAGTCGTCAGAATGTAGTGGGGGAGTCACGGGGTCACTGTATGCGGGGGCTACACCCACAGTAAACGTAATGGCGACCGCGTTGCCGTGCGACCACGCGGCAGGATCTTTCGATGCGGCGGCTTCTTCCCGACGTGCCAAGTTGATGCGCGTATTGCCCGTGCTGAACGTCGTCTGGATCGTGTTTCCAAAGCCCGTCGGCGGCACAGGCGTTGGCCCGACACCGCCGGTCTGCATCATAACAACCATCCACAAGTGATTGTCGAACCCGCGCGACATGGCCAGGCTTGGAGGGTCGATGTTCGTGTTCTGTGGATTCAGCACGACCTCAGCCGACGCTTCCACTTCGGCTGCATTCGTCAAGACCAGCGCAATCCAATGCGCAATGTTCGACGTAGCATTGGTGATGACCAGCTGTTCGTTCGAGCTGACAGCAATCTTCGAAAACAGCGCCACTGTCGGCAACGACAGTGCTACGTCGTCCTGGAAGACCTGGACCCATCCACTGGAGGAGCCGGCAGCATTGATTGACAGGTCATTGTGGCTGCTGTGCCCGATGAAGACCATCAGACGGTCGCCAGGGTTGTGCGGCGGGAACGTGATCGTATAGTTCGAGACCGAACTCGTCACACGCGACAACCAGCCCGTGACAACCGGAAAACCCGTGCCCAAGCCAGGCGGCGTCGGTGCCGGCGCGGGCGATCCTGTCGTGGTGCCAAGGGAGCCGCCGGCCTGATCGCGGTAGAACTCGATCCACAAATTGAAGAATTCTTCTCCCTCAATGGCGTGGACCGAGTAGATCAAGTGGTCGTTCTCCTGGCCAGATTCGTCATCGCGCGTGGCCATCGAATCGATCAGGAAATCGATACTTGAAATGCCTCGATTTGGCAAGTTGACCGTGATGGTCATACCCGGCCGCAGCCGGTCATCGTAGGTGTCAAACGTAAGAACGCGCGGCGTCCGCGAATACCGTCGAAGCAAATCGTCGGCGTGCGCCTCGGCGTCGGCGGCGTTCGTAATGCTGTCGACCTGCGTGATCTTGGTGCGAAGGCGGTGCGCGGTGATACCGGCCGGATCAGTGCGATTGACGACCAACGGTCCCTGGGTCAGATAGATCAACGACCAGGAGTCGCCACTGCCCAATGCGCTGGACCGAACCAGCTCGTTCGTCAGCGGATTATACGTCCACTCCAGCGCATCGACACCTTCGCGTCCGACGGGCAAGTCGTAGGTGGCACCGCTGATCGTAACGGTGATGTAGCCGCGTGAGATGACGCCACCGACCGGCGCTCCTGTCAGTGTCCAACGTGCCGTGGAGCCGTCGCCTGTGGCGGTGTCGGTATACTCGAATTGCCCACTACCGCCATACCACACCCACTGGGAGTTGCGATACTGGTTGTAGGTCTTGTTAATCTTTACCGTGTCCGCCAGCGGATACGAGCTATCCAAGTCGAAGGGGGCCAGCCAGGTGCCAGGCTCAATCCACCGGACCACCTTGAACTGATCGATGACGAAGACCCACCCGGACTTCAGCGAGAGGTCTTTCCAGACCTCCATGATATACTTGAACGCATAGCCCAGCACGCCCAACGTCGGCCCGGCGGCCATCGCCGGATCGCGGACAATCCCATACTGGGAGTCTAGCCCACTGGTGAGAGACCAGTCCACGTGGTCGCGCAACGTGCCGGCGCCGGCACTGCTGATGCCGTTGATTAGCACTTCTTCTGCGGCGGCGTTGTAATCCGCGCAGTCGATGCGCATCAGAATGCCGTCGTCAGCAAAGAACGGCTGCTCGTCGTAGTCGACGATCATGCCGCAAAACTTGCGGTCACCGACACGTGCGGACGCGCTGGCCACGGTGGTGACGGCGGCAATCTCAATCTCGACTTGAGACCCTGACATGAACGTCAGAATCTTGGCATGGTGATCGGCCCCTGCCGTTCCCGCACCAGGAATGACGATGGCGCGGCCCTCGTCGTCGGCTGTGAACGTGCCCACACTGGCGGTAACGACGACGTTGCCGGCGCCGATGCTGACCGTCAGCGTGCGCTCGTTTGTGGTGTAAATGACCTCATCGTCGAGGTCAGGGCGCACCAATCCGCTGGTGTCCAGGAACTCCATGCTGAAGATTGCGCGTGTGTTCAGTTGGAAATCGAAATCTGGTGTTCCAATCCGAACGTAGTTGGTGCGTTCTACGCCATTGATATACAGTGAATCCATGGTCCTTCACCGCGTGTTGATGCCCCGCACGCGCAATACCCCCGGCATGTGCCGCGCATTGCTTAGCGACACCTTACGGCCATCCAAGTAAACGTTCGTAACGATGGGTTCCCGGTCCCCGAAATCAAGCCCCGACGACAGCGGAATAACGGCCTCGGGACCGCGCTCCCCGATGTAGGCCAACGTGCGACGACGCACGACGCCGCCCTCGGCCATCTCGGGCACATCGGGGCCGTTGTTCGTGTTCGGCGGGCGCGACGGCGGATCGTAATCCTCGTCCCAGGGCGGACGGTCGCCCCATTCCCAGTCGATGACAATGGGCGGCGGCTGCGGGAAGTCCTCGAACACATCCTCGGCTTTGCCCCGCACATCGTCCATGGAGTTCTTGGCCTCCTCCGCCATGTCCCTCCATGCCTGCGGAATTTCGCCGCCCAAGGCTTCGATGATCGCCGAGAACCCTTCCATGAGGATGTCGTTGGTGGACAACTCCTTTTCCTTGAGCAGGCCCATCTCCCGTGCCTGGTTGATAAGCTTCTGCGTGTTCTCGTCGATAACGAAGCCGTATTCCTCGTTCGCGGACAGCACTGCTTCCAAGAACGGAATCATTGCCTTGACGGCGAACGACTGATCGATGCCGAGGGCCTGCGCCTCGGCCTGCAGCCGGTCATACATCGCCATGCCCTGTTCCTGCATCAGCGCGAACGTTTCGGCATTCAAACCGCCGATGTTCGACAGCGCCAGCATCGCCTCGCCCATGGCGCCCACGCCATTGACCAGCGCCGGCTGCTTGGTCATGAGCTCGTCGATCAGGAACAGCTGCTTGATGGCGGCGTTGTCGGCCTCGAGTCCAAGGTCGGTATACGCCTGCTTCAATGCCTGAACGGCCGGCTGGATTGAACTAAACGCCTGAATGACACCGACGCCGTTCTCCATCGAGGCGTTGAAACCGGCCATCGTAATCAGGCCAATACGCTCCATCTCACCACGCATGGCGGCGGCGCCCTCGGTCTGTTTCTTCTGAAGCTCGGCCAACTTGGCCTGAAGTTCGGCACGCTCCTTGTCGATGTCGGCCAGTTTCTGCTGATCCTCGACGCCGAGGTCGCCCTCGGACTTACCGCCCATGGCCTCGAGACGCTGCTTGTCGAGCTCTTTCAGGGCATCCTGGGCGCCCTTAATTTCGTCGGCAAGGCCCGCATATTTCTCGCCTGCAGCGCCGGCCACAGTCGCCATGGCTCCGCCAAACCGCTCGGTCTGGGCGGCGATGAATTCCGTGATGGCGGCAACTTCCAAGCCAGTCTCGCGGACCAACTTGAGGATTTCGGCAAATTCCTTGGTTGCCACACGCCCAGAGTTGACGATGACGTTAGCAAACGTCTGGAAGTTCTCGTTCAACACGTGCGTGGCTTGTGCCGCGGTCAGGCCGCCCGTCTCCAATTCGACGAACACGTCACGAAGCTTACCGATGAACTTGTCGAAGTTCAGCTCGTTCAGACCACCGGCCTCCTCGATGATCTTGTCCATGTTCATCAAGGTCGCGGCCGTGCGAGACAGGTTCTCATCCCGCATCATGGCCTTAATGCCCTCGGCCAATCCCTGGGAAATGTCCTGGCCCCATTCGTGGCCGACGCGCTTCATGATGCTGCGCGTCTCGCGTCCTCGGAACACGGCGACGATGATTCCGACGATGGCGCCCGCTACGGCGCCCCACACGCCCGCCATGGCTGCGCCCTTGGCCATGCCGGCGGCCATAGCAGCGCCGTAGGCGACGGTGCCGCCCATCATGGCGCCGGACAACGCGCCGCCCAGCATGTTCTTGCCCAGGGAGGCGCCGCCCGTGGCCTGCATCATGCCGCTGATGCCGCTGATCAATCCGCTGGCCAGCCCGATAAAGCTGGCTGCAATTTCGCCGCCGGCGCCCTTGGCGTTGTTCTTTAGAGACTCGAAACCTTTGTCCATACGGACCAAGTTTTCGACAACTCGGTTTGCCGCCGTGCCCATCAGCGACATGCCCGAGATAATCTCGCCAACGGACTTGGCAAAGCCGCCAAACGAATCACCAGCCACTTGCGACAGGTTGGAGAATGCGCTGGACAGCTCACTCAACTGGGAGTTGACCTGAACGAACGGATTGCTGGCGTTCATCTGGTCGAACCACTTCTTGAACGCCTGCCACAATGTGTTAGCCGTATATTGGCCGGTCTCTCGCATCTGGTTGAAGTCGCGCTTCATGTCAGCAGCGGCTTCATCCATAGCCTTGGCGGTCTGAACACCGGCGTCCTTCATCCGCTGGACAATCGCATCGGCGGTGCCCTTCGCTTTCTTGGTCTCGAAATCGTAGAAAGCATTGATGGCCGCACGAACGCGGTCGCGCATCTCGGCATTGGCCGAATACTTCGTTTCGGCCGCATCCAGCTCTTTCTGACGTTCCTTTTCGATTTGGGCGATGCGCGCATCCGATGCGGTCATGAACTGAGAGTTCAGACGGAACTCAAAGTCCATGGCCTTCTGCATCATCTTCTCACGCTCTTCATCGACCTTGGCGAATTCCTCGAAGAGCTTCTTCAACGGCTCGTCCGACACCTGGGAGAGCTTCTGGATGTCTTCCCAGATTTTTTCCATCGCCTTGTCTTCCTTGATGACTCGGAACCCGAGCTCATAGGCCTGGAAGACATCGGAGGTAGCCAACCCCCAGATTTTGGTGCGACGGGCGGCGTCCTCAACCTTGGAGCCGTATTCCTCGAACATCAACATCAGTCGTTCGCCGCCCGTGTTGCCGGCAGCGAAATTGATTTTCAAGGCCTCGTCAAGCTGTGCAAGCTCCTTCTTGAACTTGTCGAGGAGCTCAATCTTCTCCTTGGGCGACGTAGGCATGCCCGGAGTCGGTGTCGCCGGAGGTCTTACTGCAGGGTCCGGCCCAAGCTTGATGTCATCGCCACGGAAGCCAGCGGCCCTTTTCAGTTCGTTGAAACGACGTGTGGCCTCTTCAAGGTGGTTATTCAGCGCAATCAACGACTGGCTACGTTCCTCTACAGAGAACGGAACCAACGTGGACAACCCGCCCGGCCCCACTTCAATCCGCTTGGCTCGCCCCGCCATGACCTCATCGATGCGAGCCTGAATCGCCTGAAGCTCTGCTTCGGCCGCCGCAACTTCTGCCAAGCGCTGTTCGCGCATGAACGTCAGTAGTTTCCGACGCTCTACGGCCTGATTCTTCAGTTCATTGGTGAGCGACTTTGACCGCTCTTCTTCTTCCTTGAATGCCTTTGAACTGAGGCTTGATGCGTCAGCCAGCATGCGGGTAGAGGCGTCCAGCGCCATCTGTTCCGCCTGCGTGCGCTTGGTCTGACCATTCATCGCCTCATACATGGCGACGGCGGTTTCCAGCTGTCGTGTGCGCTTTTCGAACGTCTCCCGTCCCTCGCTGCTCAACTGGGAGGCGAGCTTCGACTCGGCCGTATACATCTGATACAGCGCGATACCCAGTGCCGTAACTGCCCCGATCGCCAGCCCCCACGGCCCCAGCATGAACGTCACCGCACGGCTCAGCAACGTGACGCCCCCGGCGGCGGTCGTCGCAGCGGTCCCTGTGGCGGCGATGGATGTTGCGGCTGTTGCAGCGACGGGGGCAACCGTCTGCAGCGATGTCTTGAACGCCGCATTCGCCTGGGCCGCTGCCGCCAACGGCGACGAGGCGGATACGGCGGACTTGGCAAACGTCGCCTGCACTGCGGCGGCCTGTGCGGCAGCGGCAGCGGCGGCAGCCTGACTGGCAATCGCGGACTGGGCCGATGCGGCACTCATCGAGTGAATGGCCTTCGTTGCCAGACCGACGGTGCCCAACAATCCGGAGAAGATGCCACTGAGCCCCCGGAGCGCCAGCATCCAGGACCCAGTGATGGCAATGGCTGGCCCCAATGCTGCCCCGAAACCTACCACGACGACCATGGCCGCCTTGACTTCGGTGGACAGTGTGCCGAACCATCGGACGAACGAGCCAAAAATCTCAATGCCCTTCTTCAGGGCAGGAATCAGGTAATCGTTGACGACCGGAACCAGCTCACGGCCCAACTGAATGACCAAGGCTTCAAACTGGTGCCGCAACGACAGTAGCTGGTTCGACATGGCGCCCATCTGCTTTGCCGCCACGTCCATGGAAGCGCCAGCCGCATGATCGAGGAGCTTGTTGAACCGCTCCATCTCGTTGCCGAATCCCAGCAGTGCCATCGTGGCCTGCTTGGAACGATCAGGGAAACCCAACAGATTCAACAACACGCGCCGCTGCTGGACGGACATGTCAGCCATTTTGTTCTCGAGATCTCGGATAATAGCTCCCAGATCCCGCATGGCGCCATTCGTCTCGTAGACGGCGAGCCCCTGCTTCTTCCAATTCTCGGCGTGACGAATGCTGACGGTCTGCATGTCGCGAAGGACCATCAGCAACTGCGTGCCGGCCTTGGCACCCGTGATGCCGCCCTGCGCAAAGGCCATCAGGGCGGCCAACCCCTGTTCGGCCGTGACGTTGTAGGCGCGAAGCGCACCCTTGGTATTGATCAGCGCCTTTGCGAAATCCTCGGTCGTGCCGACGGCCGCGTTGTTGGCCGTCACCAGAAGGTCCGACATCTTCTGGAGGCCAGCCACGTTATCGGTCACGCCCAACATCTTCAGGCCAACACCCTGCACCGTCGTGGCCAGGTATTCGCCGGCCTTGGACAAATCGATGACACCGGCCTGGGCGAACGTGGCGACGGTGCCCAACGATGCCATCGAGTCCTTTGCAGAGAAGCCCGCCGACGCCAAATCGTAATAGGCCTCCGCGGCTTCTTTTGCCGAGAACTTTGTCGTCTTGGAAATCGAGAGCGCAACGTCCTCCATCTGACGACGGAGGCTGGCGCTCATGTCGCCCATGATGGCGGTCGACTCGGTCATAGCCTTGTCGAATTCAAGGCCAAACTTCGCGACCGCCCCCATGGCAATACCGAGCGGAATCGTAACACCAGCACTGATGCGAGAGCCAAGAAAGAACAATCGGGTGCCGAAGCGCTCGATATTCGTCTCGGCTTCTCGCAACCCGGCCGCCACGCCGGATGCGTTGACGCCTACACTGACAAGCAACTGGCCGATGGTGGCCATACTGGTGTCCCCTACTTCTTGCTCGGACGTTCACCACGCGCCAGTGCGTCGTTTTGCGGCCCCAACGGCCGACCCAACAAACGCTCCGGACGCACTGCCTGCTTCAGCCGCCCCGTGCCGTTGATGATCGCGCAGACCCACTTTGCTTCGCGTTCCATCTGCCGATTCAACCGCCACTCATACCCGTCGATCAGTTCGTTGATCTCCCCAGGAGTCAGGAACGGTAACTCCCACGGCTTCAACTCTAGCGCGCCATACGCAATGGGCTTGATTTTCTTGACCCACTGCGTCCAGGTCAGTTGGGTTTCGTCGGCGTAACGTCCAACACCGACAGATCGTCGGAGGTTGCTTCGCTGTCGGGTGCCGACGCCAGCGCGATGAAGCGGTCGCGAGCGCCTCGGAGCTTTCCCGCCGCTTCCTCGTCGGGCGCACCGAACGCACCCTGCTCCTGACATGCGGCGAGCGCCTCGACCAGAAGTTCGTTGACGTTGTTGCCAGACTTGACGAACCGGCCCATCAGATCGCCAACGCGATCCATCGTCAGTCCAGGCTCTTCGTGTTTCAGACCGGCCCACAGCAGGGCGCGCGTGGCGGCCCAGACAGCCTTGGTGGCCATCAGCTGGGAGACGCCCATGCCGGATTCCTGTTCGAAGTCGGCGAGCGCATTGACATCGAAGCGCAAGCTGCGCTTGGTGCCCTTGGGATCGAACGGCTCGAACATCTTGAACGGGGTCGAGGTGATTGCCATTACCTTCGTCGCTTTCTTTGGACCTTACAGTGAAAATCCGGGCCGGGGTGGCCCAACCCCCGACCCGGACATCGAAAGTGCCTTAGGCGCGAACTAAGGCGTCGTGTCGCGCACCAGAACGTTCGCCGCGCCGCCGCCCGCGCGGAACGTCGCCGGCGTGGTCGCCAGCGTGCCCACTTCGCCCTGGATCGGGGTGTAGCTCTCGAGCACCGCATTCCCCGAGTATTCGGGGTTGGTCGCAGCGATAGCGCCCGACGTGGGCTTGACCGCGACGGGGAACGAGTCGGCCCCCACCAGCGGAAACAGCGTGGCATCGACGTTGGCGGCGTCGAAATCCTGAAGGAACTCGACCTCGAGACTCCAGTTCTTCAGACCCGGCTTCGCCGAGCGCGTGCCGCTGGTGCCCATGACGGTATCGTCGAGCATCTCGGCCTCGTAGTTGAGGGTCAGCGATCGGCAGTGGTCCGACAGGTCGATCGAGTTGACCACGATGGTCGCATCCGTGTAGACGAGCGTAGCCATTGAAACGTCTCCTTCCTAGATGATGCCCACGGACACGAAAGCCGTGACCGTTCCTGAAATGGTGTAACCGACTCTCCACCAGTCGTCCGTGATTGGCCCCAAGACTTCCAACCACTGTGCCCCGATGGCGGTGAACGCCGTGCTGGTCGCCTGGGTCGTGCCCGAGGGGAATCCGACCGCGTTGTCGCTCTGCAGCGTGAACGTCGCCGATCCGCCACCCGAAACGCTGGTGACATGGATCGCGCAATACACACGCTGCGTTGCGCTGACAGCGCCCAACTGCAGTGCCGTGGCACTGCCGGTGGTAATGGGCGTGCCATCGGGCACGAACAGGCGTCCACGCACCAGCGGTGCGTTCGAGCTACGCGCCGTGAACTCCGACTGCAGAAGCGCGCCGACTTCACCCGACAACGGATTGTAAGTGCCGTTGATGCCTCGAATGAAGAACGTGACATCGCCATGGGCTTCGCCGACCATGGCATACGACATCACTTCTCGAACCGCGCCGATACGGTCGTAGATCACTCCGTCAAGGGTTGTGTCGAAGAAGACGTTTCCGTTGGCCTCGAAGTTCTTGAGACCCGGCTTGGCCGACCTCGTCCCTGACGTTCCGAATACCGTGTCATCGAGCATCTCCGCACCATGCGTGATCTCGAGACCGTTGTGATACCCGGACAGGTTGTAGCCACCCAGAAGAATTTTGCAATTCGTCAGGACTTCAGTCGCCATTGCTTACCTCCTACTTCTTGACGACCACGGTGTCGTTGCCGGCCGGAGACGCGGGAGCGGCTGCCGGGGCAGGCGTCGGCGCCGGGGGAGCAGGCGGAGTTGGCGTGGCCGGCCCACGCACGGCGTTCGAGGGCTTGACCACCACGGCGGGCAGCGGTTCGGTCTTCGTCGACGGCAGCGGTGCAAGGCCCGCCGCCTCACGCTCGACCGCGTTCATCGGACGGAACCGGCGCCGCACGTCGCCGACACCCGTCGTCTCGACGTAGCCTTCGGGCACGTCGTCCTGAACTTCCTGCTCGTCCATGAGCTGGGCGAACCCGGTCGTCTCCGTGATGTAGCGATGCCAGGCATCCGAGACTCGAACCAGCGGGGAGATCTCTCCGGGCTCGACTCGCACCCGGTGCTTGATCGGCTTGCCGACCTCGCAGATCTCCAGTGGAACAGCCGACACGTTGCGATACGAACGAAGCTTTGACATTGACCGTCTCCTCTACTCGTCGAAGTTACCGCCGCACCGCGTGCAGAGCCAGCGATTTGGCTTCCCCATCACCTTGGCTGACATGCGACACTGACGAGGGTGATCGCACGTTTCCGGAGTTACGAGGGCAGAATTTTCGGTTCCCTCGTTACTTTCTTCTTCATCGGCTGGTTCGTCTTTGGGATCGGGCGTATCCGGCACCTGGTGAGCCAGAATACGCTCGACCGTGGCGATACAGATGCTGGCTGTCGCCAAAGCATTTTTCGCCATGGCCAGCTGAGCCCGAATGACATCCAGTGTAAGCTCCCGATTCATTAGCCGACTTCCTTCTTTACGTCGAAGTTGACTGACCACATCATGCGACGTGACTCGTCTTCCCCAAGGGGAGCCGGCGGATGATTGGCCACAATGTGCAAGAAGCGCACACCACTAATGGTGCCAACGAAGTTGTCCAACGACGCGAAGATCAGCTTGCCCAACGCATCGCCATCCTCCAGGTCGAATGCCCGCCACATGACTTGCAGCGCATGATTCTCGGCTGCAATACCGGACCCGCCGCCCCGCATGACGCGATGAAACCCCTTTCCTGGGTTAGTGTCGACCTTGACAGCTGTGTGCGGCAGGTTAGGCCACTTGGTCTTGAAAATGTTGCGACCCGCGTCCGTGTTGACGATAGCGGGCACGTCAGCGGCCAGTTTCGTCATGATCAGTGCAGCAAGGGACGCCATCACTTCACCTTCTTGACCAGACGCGGACGAGCATCGAACGTAGGCTTGGGTGGAGCCGGAGGCGGTTTCAACGACGCCAGCGTAGCTTCGATTTCCTTGGCCACCCAGTCCGGGTAGCTGGGCGCCACTTCGTTGACGGCGCGTTCCAGATATTTCGTGCCGCGCCGGCGCCCCTCGCTGTCGGGCACCGTCATGGAGCCAGGGTGTGAGGTTGTCGGTTCACCGGCCTGCTTGTAGTCCTGTTCGTATTCGTGAACAAACCACGCCTTGCCGTCCGTATAGACGATGTTGTAAGTCTTGATCGGCTTACGCTCGATCGACGACGCCGACATCTGCGACAGCATGCCGAGGCTGCTACCGAAGCCTTCACCAGCACCAACCGCCAGCTCTCCGTCACGAAGACCTCGACCAACCTTGCGCCCCATGGCGCCGATGTCGGTCGCGTCATCGTGCTCACCAATCTGTAGAGATCCAGATGCCTGCAGATCGCCCGTATCGAACGGCACCATCAACGAC